GTGGCTTCTGGGGTGTAACCCTCATGGCCCACTGATAGCTGGTGGATGCCAGTTTCACGATCTACGCATACATGGGCGATAGACAGGCCAGCACGCCACAACGGCTCTTCTACGGTGGCTGCGTTCTGCGCTATGAAGGCAATCTGTGCACAGCCTGTGCCCTTTAAACTGCGTGCCACAATTTTGGCAAAGTTGCTGTCAGGAAAATCAGAACCAGCCAAGTCGTTGGTTGTCTCGTCAAAGCCGCCCTTGACCGAACTGAAGTCCACCATCACTGGCGCAGCGGGCAGCAATGCAGCTAAATCTTCTAACCTTATAGGTTTGCCCATGTGGACAATGTGCACTGGACGGGGCTTCTCCAGCTTGTAATTATGCGTACCCGGCGTGCGCAGGACTCGTGCACTATCTGCCGACACAACTGGGTCGATAGCCAGCTCGCCACTAAGGCACAACGTCTTCAATGACTGCGCTACAGGCAACCACTCGCTTGCAGTGACATCACGATCAAGCACCCAGTACACGTGCAGACCGCCACCAGATCCAACAAGGGTGGGAATAGGCAGCTTGTGCTTATTGATGAATGCGCGAAGTGCTTGAGCTGCGACAGCTTGATCTGCGTAGGGCTTGCCCTCACCACAATCAAGCTCTAAAAATATGGTGCGTAGAAACGCTACGTTGGCCTGTGTGCGGCCACCTTCACGAGTCTTGAATGTAGCCAGCGCCTGATATGCGTCGTAACCATTCTGGTCGTAACCTTCAGCTGCATCAGCCAACTCATCTATCGAGTCATACAGTGCCTGACGTACTTGGCCTTTCTTGGCAGCAAATACGCAGTACAACCCCTGCGTAGGGAGTATCGTTGTTAGGAAATTATGCACGTAACCTCACGGGGTATAACGGATTAAAAGGATGGGGCGACAGTCCGTAATCTGCCTCGTCACTACGGGATCAGCGTAGTCAAGCCCCAAGCGCGAAAGTATAGGCTACTTACTGGAGAACTCAGCCATCAATTTTTCGATAGCGTCGTGGTAGCTTTTTTTCGGGTACGCCTCGCATTTAAACCAGCTGTACACCGATGCCCGACTGACACCAAGACGTTTCGATACTTCTTGCACTGGCAGGTTATGTTCAAAACACACCTTTGCCAATCGCATTGATATCAGTCTTGGGTCAGACTTCATAACACGGGCCACAAGCACCGTGCTATAGCCCCTACTCTCACTCGTCATCAGAACCCCAATTGGCTAAGATGTCCGACACGTCTTTGGTAGGCGCAACGACATCTGGCTTCTTGGTAGGACGCTTAGTTGGCTCCGCAGCAACTGCAGTTGGTTCCGCAGTTGGAGCCGCATTAAACGTTGCTGGCAGTGCAAGGGCCGGTGCCTTAGCAGGAACCATCCGGAAGTCGATAGCTTGCTTGGCATCTTCTGACTGGCTCTGGATCTTAGCGGCTTCCCACTCAGGCTTAGTCAACGGACGCACAGCACGAAACTTCAATACAGGGACTGCCTCAGACGTGTCAAAACGAGCCTCAGTCACGATGCCGGTGATTGGGATACTGTGACCGCCCAAGAACTTACCAAACGCTTGCAGCGGCATCTTGTCGCCCTCTGCTTTGCCGAAGAACGACTTAGCTGGGATAGAGATACGGTACACGTTACCTGTGATGTCGCCTTCAAGGGCTACAGCCAAACGCTTGCTGAAACGGCACGCACGTGACTTGCCTTGACCAGAGCCTTCGATGTTCTGTGCACACGTTGCGCAAGCACTGGATTGTGGCTCCGTGATCTGTGGGTCAGGCACGACACCTTCAGCAGACCAGCACGCAGGGGATGCGTCTTTGCCTTCTTCGTACTTCTCAGCGTAGAACGTACGTGTGATGCCTTTAGCGGTAGCCAAAACCACTAGGTTCATAGCACGCTCTTCATTCTTAGCGACTTCTTCGCCGCCGACCATCATGCGCCACACGCCGCCCTTGATAGAGATTTGTTTGCCGCCTGTACTGCCAGCAAGTTCTTTAGTGGCATCGTCAGTGACGCCTTGAAGGTAGTCAGGTAAAACGCCGCCAGCGGAGAAAAGTGTAATGTTGCTCATATAGATTCCGTTTAAGTTAAGTTGAAATACGTGGTTGGGGTGTGTAGCTTACTTCACTTTGTTGCTCTCCTTACGGTTACTGCATACCTAGAAACTACGTTCAAACCCTCTGGCATATAGTCTGGGTTTTCGTGTAGGAAAGTCTTTAAGTTGAGCTGCGAGATGCGGCGCTCTAACAAGTCAAAGGCATCGTGCTCTTTCACAAACTTGTACATTGCATCCCAATTGGTTGCGTTGTACCGAGTGCTGACCCTGCGAGTAAACGTGCCGAACGCGGTCTTGCCGCCATCTTGACCTGTCTCTTTGCATATCTCTAGTAGCTGCTGTTCTATGATGTCGAGCTGCTCATCAAGCACTGCGATGGCGTCTTCCATCTCTTTTGTCTTAGCCGCCTTAGCGTCTCTGATCTTGACGTAAACCTTAACGAGTTGCGCTGCGTCTGCCATGCTGATTCCTATTGAGTTGAAGTAGCCAAGTATACAGTGTTAAGAAACATTGTCAAGATATATCTTCGATTTCTTGGCGATACAAATCCACAAGGGTCTGGTGTGCATCAACTTTCCCGTCGAGCATGGCGTACATGCGGCGCTCCACTGGGCTACCCTGCATACGCACCACCGTCACTTTGTTTGTCTGTCCTGCACGGTGTGCACGAGCGTTACCCTGTAGATAAAGTTCAGCCGACGAGACTGGCCCCCACCATACAACCGTGTCAGCCTTAGTGAGTGTGATGCCATGCGCCGCAGCCTGCGGGATCAGCAACAAAATACGTAGTGTGTTCTCAGTCTGAAAGCGCTTGATGATCTCTGCCCGTTGTGCTGCTGGCACGCCACCGTGAATGCAGTCAACCTCATAGCCACCATCGTCAGCAGCGTGCAGTGCCATTAGCTTTGGGAGCCGCTTAGCCAACTCATCCTGCACCTTAGCCATAGCGTGCCGGAACGGTACGAACACAATGATCTTGTGTGGTGTCTGCTCAATCACATCCATCAACTCATTGGCGCGATTACTGATGTCAAACTCAACGACTTCTCTAGTGTCCGTATACACAACGCCTTGAGATATTTGGAGCAGCTTGTTCAGCATGGACGCTGCGTTGACCGCAGTGATTTCTTCGCCAGCTGCAAGGGCCATCATTTGTTTTTTGATAGCGTCGTAGTACTTGTTCTGTTGCGTGGTCAACGGCACATCTCGATCGGTGTACAGCATGTCTGGCAGGTCGAGGCACTCGTCTTTCGTAAATCTAATCGCTGGCTGCAGCACCTTGAACACCGTGTCCTGCGAGTCCTGACGTGGCACCCATTTGTACTGCGTAATCTTGAGCATCACTTTGTCGCGCCATGCACCGAAGAACCGCGGCACCGACGAAGGGTTTAGCAGCTTAGCCAAGCCATACGCATCCTCGGGTGACTGCGATGCAGGAGTGCCTGTCATAAGCCACAAGCGTGTCGTAGGCCGCACAAGTGAGAACAGTGCTTTCCATCTGTCTGTGCCAACATTTTTCACAGCGTTCGCTTCGTCAACAATGATGAGGTCAAAATTACCCGCAGATAACTCGTCGTTGATAACTTTCACACCATCGAAATTGATGATGACAAACTCGTAGTTGCCCTTAACGACTGCGATACGTTGCGTGCGTGTACCCTGTGCAATGGCCGCGGTACGGTGCATGGCTATGCGGAACAGGTCAGCTCTCCATGCGGTGTCCATGATCGACACAGGGCACACGATAAGCACGCGCTTGATCTTGCCTTGGGTCATGAGGTAGTCCGCTGCCCATGCCGCTGCGCTTGTCTTGCCTGTGCCAGCCTCACTGAAGTTGTAGCAACGTGTGTGCTGTGTGAAGAAGTCCGCTGTTGTGCGCTGGTGGTCGAACGGTGTGTATACCCCCGGCCAGTTGTACTTGCCCAGTATCGGGCTAGGCACATCCTTGATACCCAGATTGCGTAGGATCTGCACCTCGTCAAGATTCCAGTTGACCAGCACCTTAGCCAGTTCGCCATTGGTGTCAATGATCTTGGACTTGGGTATCAACGCGGTGATCTGATGGGCCTTCTTGGTGACGAATAGAAGGGCTTTGTTTTCTATGATTTGCATGTGGACAGAGTTAAGTTTTTTGGACAAGCGACAAAAGAAGGCCGGATAGCGAACTATCCGACCAAAACGGCAACTGCACCGTTGAGAGACTGTACCTTACTTAGAGCGCGTACGCTCGGATTTGCTAATTTGCGACTTCATTGCACCCGTTTTTGTGCGGGAAAAACTACGGTTCTCAGACTTGGGCACAGAGCGTAGGTTGCCTACGCCAGCACCGCCACCTTTGGACATGGCCTTTTTGTGGTCGATGTCTTCGCCTTCAGGGATAGCCCCGTTAGCCTTGGTGTATGCGCGTCGTGCGCTGTTGCGTGCCGATCGGTTTGCGATCTGCTCTGGCTTGCCTTGGTACTTAGCGTACTCGGCTTTGTAGTCACGTGGTTTGGTTGCCATGATGTCTCCTATCTAAACTCACACACAGCCTCAGTTACGGGGCAGAATTTGCACAGG